GTCGGGCCTTTTATCAATCTTTCCAACAGGATTCTGGCCTATAGCCATTAATACCCCATCCTGTGCCCAAGCAAAACAACTTCGGTCCCCAGACCCCCCACCAGTAGTGGTCCTATTAAGAGGCAACTTCTCAGATTGGAGGAACTTGAACCCCAAGTAGGTATCAATCTCCCCCTTAACGAGGGCCTTGACCGTGTTGTAGTCAGAGCTCTTGACATCAGTGATAACCAAAAGGTCCGAAAGGACATTGGCACTACAAGAAAAATATCGAGGTATGGATTTATCAACCTCAGCAGCGTCCAGCATCTCTTTTACCTCTAACAGCTTGGCTATGGTAATTGTTCCACCGATATCAATTATCTGGGAGGAAGGGAAAGGGAGAGCAGTGTCACCCTCTTCTCCGGTGTAGGCAGTACAAGTGAAAGCGTCAATTATCTCTTCATCCATTGCCCGACCCATGGCGTAACTTGCATTGAGGGCATAAGCAGACTGTGGATCAATAAGCATCCGAATCTTGTCCATGTCATCAATCAGGTCTGCCCAGTCATAGTCTACTAGGCTAACCCTACGTCTGGCGTGAGGAGTGGAAATCAGGGGGGTGTCACCATGGCGCTCAGTTCTCTTCCGAGCTGTGGTTGCCCCTATCTGGTCATAAAAGTCGTTCTTTCCGTTCTGGGGCTCTTCTCTTACTGTTCCCCGGAATTTGGTTCCCCGCTGTTGGCATAATAGTTGAACATTTGCCTTGTACTGTTGCACAAATGCGGTAGTGATTTCAAAGCTCATAATACTTCTCCTTTCTATTTATTACCGGAGAAGCTGCCCCTTTCAGGACTTCAGCCTTGCCTTTTCACGCTGGCTAGGCGGCTTACTTTCAAGCAGTCATAGGATGGCTTTCACCACTATCCCCTTTCATTTGGATACATTCTTTTATATAAATCCTGGACCTTATTAACTGCTTCAACATGGCCTGGCTTATTTTTATCGTGATAAACGTGGTTTGGATCACCAAGGATTCTGTCAATTTCAGCCTTTGCGGTCACACTGTTGTCGCTTATATGGGATATCGCCAGCTTATCTTCAGAGATTGCCTCTCCAATTTTGGAGAAGGCTTCCACTAACCAAGGAAGATTACCCATTCCGGTTTCATCAAACTTCTTTATATCCTCTTCACTAACAAAGGCCCTGACAGCCTTGAGAGAACGTTCTCTGTTGTCGTTGTATTTATCTCCCCACTTATCTCTCAAGAATTTCTCTGCTTCGGCCTTTGCATTTGTGAGGCCAGTCTGGCTTTTATCATAAGCAGTTTTTGTCTGCTCATTATACCAATCAAAGAGCTGCTTGGCTTGGGCAGGTTGGAGACCTATTTTGTGGGCAGTCTCTTGAAAAGCCCCTAGAAGTTCCTCATCCGCAGGAATTTCTTTTGGGAAGTCTTCCGGCATTGCAAGCTCATACCCTTTCGGTTCTGCCGGACGTCCCAGGGATGTGTAGAAAGCGTTCAAGTCTTCTTCAGTAGCATCTGGTCCAGGTAAAACAACCTTGTCAGCCCCAATCATCTTTTGACTGGAAACCAGCATTTTAGCCATTCCGGGAACATCTTTAATCCCAGCCAGAGTCTTATCTTCTTTGAGGTCATCCCCCAACTCGGCTTGCCAACCCTCACTAAGTGTCGTTCCATCTTCGTCAAAATCAATTATTCGGCCGTTGTCAATAATCTCTCTTTCGTTTCATCAGGCAACACCTTCGCTGCCTCTTGGGCCATTTGCATTTGGGCCTCTTGTGCTTGGGCCTCTTGCCGTTGCTGCCTGATAGCATCAACATCATCTCGTGTTCTCAACCACTCTCCTGGGAGGCCAACCCGTTCCCCGACTCCCCGGACAATTTTGTCCTGGTCAAAGTTATCCATGATGTCAGGATTTGTCTGTGCCCAAGGGGCTATCAGATTAAACGTGTTCTGGACAGAGCGAACCTCCATTTGTTTCATGGCCATGGCCAGCTTGCCAGTAAACTGCACTGAGTACATGCTGATGCTGGAAGGTAGTGGGGGAAGCCGACCAGCACGGTAAACAATCCCAAGACATCTTTCAATTAAGGGGTTGAATAATTCACTTTGGAGCCTGCCAAGCATTGGGCCAAGAATTACTAACTTTTCCTCAACCCTCTCAAGGACTTCTGTGGCGGTCATATTCTTGCGTTCAGCCAATAGCTTGAACAGGTCTACAAAGAAGGCTTGCTTGATAGCCTCTTCCCGCTTGGCTTCCATCTCCAGGCCCAAACCAATATTGGCATGAGTGTTCAAGGGCTCTATACGATCTGGAGTCCCTGCACGGTAGTACAGAATGCCCCCTGGCACTGTCCTGAGAGGAGAAAGGAACCCATCATCAGGCACCATCAAGGGAGGCTCTACAACCTTCTCAGCAGCCCTAATCGTGGTCTCTACCATTTTGTTGAGTAGCTTGATTTCTGGGAGCATCTTAACCCCAGGCCCCCGACCGTAGGTTTCGTTGGACTCTTTATCCAGACGATCTGCCATACAAGGGAGTTCATAGTATCCCCCTTCCCGGACAATAATCTTGTCTTTGACGGCAACATAAATCGACTTGAAAGGAAACCGTTGGCCCTTGTCAGGATAGATAGCGTGAATAAATTCGAAAAGTTTATCAATATCTTTGGGTTCCCTGTAAGCCTTCATTACTGAAGGGCCAACATCCTTTTCCCCGAATTCCTGGACAGCTTGACGAGCTGTGTATGAGATGTGGCGATAGACTGTATCAATGAGGCCATGACGGTTTTCCTGGTAAACAAAATCAGCAATAAACAAGTTTAGGAAATTGAGGGAAGTCCTTTCTCAGTCTTTGAAATGTTCAAATACTGCCAAGTTGAAATTGCTGACAGCCAACTCTTCATGAAGAATTCTTGTAGCTTCGGAGTACCAAGTGTTCTCCTCATCACTGATTTCAGTTTGGGGATTCTGGGGCCGGAGAAGAAACCAGGGCGGGGAACAAAGGTGGCCGTAGAGACCAGCAGCAAATGTGTCATTGGCATCAATAGCAGTACAGGAGAAGACACGGTTCATACGAGAACCACCCTTGACACGTGGAGCAACTATTCCACCACGCCTTGGCGTAACGAAGGTACAGACGTCCTCCCAAAGGCCTTCCCACTGGGAACGTTCCCCCTTTAACCTGTCATAACGATCAATGATTTCTTTTGCTTTCTTTTCCATGTTTAACCAATCCCGGCCCCTTTAATCATTTTCCTTAATTTGAATTCTTCTTGCTTGCCCACATTCCACTGACTTGTTGGACGCAAGTAACCAACAACTCTTGAGTATGTCTCACAAGGCATAAAATTCCCCAATTCCGGATTCTTCTTATAACAATCATCACACTTTAGGAAGAGTTTGGTATCCTCTTGCGTTTGCCCTATTTGAGGGTGATACAACGCACCTCCGGTAACGGCCAGTGTGTCGTCTTCCCTTGCGCTGACCTCAACACAGACCTCTGCACCACAATCGTGACACAGGCCCTTGAAGCCAATTTGGTAACTTTTGGCGTCCTCAAAATATTTCTGTAGATCCCCTAATTCCATTTATTATTTCCTCTTTAACAGCTCTTTGATGTCTTTTCGCATTTCCGTATTCATCCCCTCAATAGCCTTCAGACGACAGTTTAGGGCTTTGGTTATCCCATTACAAGTGTCCTCATAGCGCACACTACCAGAGAGCCTTTCAATGCGTCTCTCTATATCCTTGATCTTGCCCTTAAAGCCTAACCAGCCCAAGGCAACTCCTGCAAGGCCAGAAATTCCCCCAACTCCTGGAGTTGTTAAGTTATCCATTTGGGCACCTGATAAGAAGCCTGTTTATCAACCTTTCAATAAACCTGAGTTCGTCGGAAATCTTGGTATGAAGCCTCTTTAACTCAACAGGGTCAACAATCTCCGTAGCAATAGCCTCTTCCAGTTCCCTAATAGTCCTACGGATTCGTGTTGAGGAAAGTATTACCTCAATCCGTTTTATCTTTCTCTGTGGCATCAACATCCTCTATTACAACATTCTGGTTGAAAACGTTCTGAACCCCAGCCATCAGAGATTGCATAGCAAAACTGGATAGCCGGTTTCCTTGCTCCTCCTGAAAAAACTGTTGCAGGAGCCTGTTCATGACTTGTGGAGTTTCTGCCTTGTACTCAACAGCAAAAACTGGAAAAGCAATACTGAGAAATAATAATGTGATTACAAACTTTTTCATAGTTAATTTGCCTTTACAAATCCATTTATATCAATAGTAAGTTGTCTAACAGTCCCATCAATATTCATCCAAAGATGCCCTGATGCTAAGTCTGCCCCAATGATGAGTTTATCTTCTGAATTAAGATATATCATATTTCCGTAATCTCCTACACTATTTCTAAATAAGATAGGACTTGCATTTGTATTAATAAGCAGTCTTTTGGGGTAAAGGTCTCCGTTCAAGTTCATCCAAAGAGTGCGGTTAGCATCTTCACTCTGGTTTATGGTCCTGCTTCCGATTGCGAACGCTTGGCGAGCATCAAAATTAGTGCCATTATTTTCCGGCGTTATACAGATACCTTTCGAGTTACTATTTCCTAACTGTACTACTATACCGTTCGCAGCGTTATCGTGTGCTCCCCACGTTTGCATTCCAACCATAAAAATAGCAGCTTGGCTTTGGTCTGCGGTTCCACATTCAAATGCAGACCCCCCGGAAGATTCATAATTTGTGTAACCACTGGGACGCAAAGTGTGCGCCTTAAAACAAGTAATAGCATTACCTCCACCAGTTTCACAGGAAACGATACCACTAACCTCTCCACCATTATCAGGCATGGAGTAATGGTTTACTACTATTCCCGTAACTCCCCTGTTGGTGCTGCCACTTCTTTGAATCAAGTTCATTTCAAGCAAAACTTTTTGCAATTCATCTGTTTTTGTAGCAAACATACTGACAACGGTGGACCTAAATCCCTGGTTAGTTGCCCGAGTAATAGTTGAACCAGGAGTTAAAAATCTAAAATCAGTGCCACCTGTAGTCAGAGCGTAACTCCCTCCCGCCATCTTAAAACGCTCAGTTCCAGTCAAGGTAACATCTCTTGTATCTGTGGGAGAAATGTAGGTTGTGTTGTCTGACCAAAGACCGCCACCCCCTATACCTTCAATCTTGTCATAAACAGCATCCTTGGAAGGCGCAATAGTTGTAGTCCCATTCCAACCATCCCCATAAGCCGTGTTAGATGGGGCTAAATTCCTCCAGACCCCCTTTTCATACCCTTGAAGGGAATCTTCCTGGTTGTCATAGAGCAACATCCCCTCTTCAGGGTCAAGGGCATTCTTTTGGGTAGTTGTCATCCTTGTGAGGAGTAACGCCCCTGTTGTTGAGGTCAGGTCTAAAAGGGCAGAGGTTGCTGGAGAGGATGTGCCAATGCCGACGTTGCCTTTCATGAGGTAAGTAGCTTGGCTACCTCTGTTAAATCCAAGAACAGCTATTCCCCCTCCACGGAGTTCAAATCCCCCTTCACCATTATAGTACAAAATATTTGTTTGTGTACCATCGGTTCGAGACATAATAAGAACATCCTCACCAACATCTGTTCTCTTTATAAACGAACCTGTGGAATAATCTCTGATCTTTATACTTCCGTTTACTGTTAACTTTTCATCTGGACTTGTCAGCCCAACCCCAACATTTCCAGCTGCATCAACACTCAAGGCAGGATTAGGGTCTCCGTCACTCGCTACAAGTTTGGAATGTGTATGAAGATTATCAGCAGTAGAATTAGTAGAGTTATCCGTGAGGGTATCAAACTGGGCAGATGTAAGATGATAATACTCAGCCAGGGTTCCACCCTGCAAACCACCAAGGTTATTATGAACAGATGCTGCTACACCAGAAAAGAAAATATCTGTTACCATCTGTACTGTGGTAAAGCTGCCCCCTGCTTGAGGGGCTATTATCTTTCCAAGAAGAAGTCCAAAATAGGACAAATGGTCGGGCCTGCTTGGTTCGTCAGCCTCCTCAGCCTCTGCAAGGGTATAAGAACCTCTGCCATAAAGGACATAAACATGGCCATCTTCTACATGCTTATAGACCCAGAAACAGCCGTATTTGTTATTCTTAACGGTATCAAGCGTCCCACTCCCATCATCATAATGCAGATAGTCTATTGTATTTGAGGCGGCCCCCTCAGTCCAGTTACCTCCACCCCCTTGATAAATAGGAACAAAGGACGTTGCTGTCGAATCATAAGAAGATAACTCAAATCTATTTATTCCTGCATACACGACCCCTTCAGTCATCGTGAAGTTGTCCGTACCTGAGTAAGCTATGGTTGAACCACTTTCGAGCTCTATATTTCTAACTGCTCTAGCTCTTTCGTGAAGTTTTTTCACTCCATCCTGGAGGTTATATCCGCCGCTGATATAATGGACAGTGCCTCCG